TTCAACAGCAGCTTTAACCTGGTCTTGTCTATATGTTGGAAGAACAATGATACTTCCTACAACCGTACAGTTTACGTATGATGGTGGCTGCAATGTAATAGTTGTTCCAGCAGGAATTTTATCTACTAAATACTCTTCAATTTCTGTCTTTAAATTATTAAAGACTAAAGAAGAGGTAACACCGTCGCTTTGCAGACCGCTGTCACCGTATGGGGCAAAATAAACAGTAACGCTGCTATACACGTCGGCTGTTGATACAGCTTTAGCAACACCAGCTACCTGAATTACAAGAGAGGCGTAGTCTGAAAGAGATACCGCTCTGTTTAGTGCTCTAATAGATTTTGGAGCGTTGACTCTAATAGAGTCGGTTGATTCTTCGTCAGCTCCTCCAGCAGCAGCTCCAGATACTAATCCAACATCTTGGTTGTTAACTGATAAACCTGCTACAGCATTTGTTTTAATAAACTTAATTGTGTTAGCTGGAATATTTCCAAGAAGACCACCACCTACTCTGTAGGTAGCAGTCATTTGCACTCCGTTTAACGGAATGCGTCCACTAATGCTGTCTCCAAATTTGATAAAGGTTGTTTTTTCTGAGTTAGTGTAAGTAGAAAACACAGGGTCATATCCACTGTAGTCAACCAAATATGGAACCTCGGTATAAATAACGCCGTTAACATTTACAGTTATGCTTCCATTAATTACTGGGCTTTCTGACAACTCAAACTCTTGGTTTGCTGTTCCGTCAGATGTTCCAATAACCTCATCGTATACAGTCTCACCTTGTGTAGCTATTACTGTAGCTGAGCCGTTATTACCTAAAGATTTAGCTGGAACCTGAACTGCAGAATCTGTTTCAAAGATTACCTGTGTCACAACTCCGTTGTTAGTTACGTTAGCAGCAACTTTTGTTTTAGCTGGAACAGTAATAATGCTGGCTGTTGAATTTTGAAAAGTAAGCAGTACTGTAGACGGGGTAGTCTTTGTTGGTGTATATCCCAACAGCTGAGCAATCTGAAGCACGCTTTCTCTTTGGCTAGCGGTATCAATAAAAGACTCGTTCACTGTTCTGTCTATATAGAAATGTAAACCATCAGCTACATAAGAGAACAACTCTAAGATGGCCATGCCAAAGTCAGATGGGTCTCTGTTTGTCCATTGCGGAGCAAAGAAAGGTATTAACTCAGTTAAATCTTCCCTAAGAGCTGCGTAGTCCCTAGAGGTATAGTCAACCTGCGGGATATAGTTTTGTTCTGCCATTATCTAACCTCCAGTACCTGTTCTGCAGCCCTGCTTAGGATAGCAGTATTGATAGTTACACTCTCTGCTATACCGCCACCGCCGTATGTATAAAACACTTCAAAGCTATCAACCTGATTGTTCTCGTACTTGTATTGAATGTTTGTAAGCTTTAGCGGAGATAGCCATACTGAGAATGCCTTGCTTACAGCCTCGTTAATAACAGACTTAGCGGTATCGGCGTTTTCAAACACCGCGCCTTTTGCACCGCTTCCGTAGTTAGGGCGCATCACCCTTTCTCCAAAGTAAGTCATGACCGCAATAGTTACTCGGTCTTGCCATATCTTTTTAGGGTCTGTGCTAACGGTCAATGAGCCGTTAGAGTTAAATGAAAAGGGCAAAGATATTGCTGCTGGTGTTTCCATTAGAGTTCTACTCCCATCCATACTGGAAAGTTAGGGTCCCCACCAATAAACATAACCCACACTTTTTGACCAAGCTTTGGTACCAGTCTGTGTGGGGTGTGGTGTGGTTGGTCCGTTGTTATTTCTTGGTCATCGTTGTGTTTATTGTCTTCGTTAGGGTCTGTCTTGTGTGGGTGGTCTAAAAAGTATGTAGTGTCTGGGCTCTTACCAGTGTGGTTATTGGTGTGAGCAAGGTTAATAGTAATAGAGTGGCTATGAGAACCTCCTCCAGTAACGCCAGGAACACCGTTGCTGGTAGTCCCAATAGTCTCAGAGTGATTAGCGTGAGCCTGTAACAAAGCCGCAACCTCAGATGCTAAATGTTTTTTATGGTCTGGGTGGTTGCTATTAGAGGTTACAGGAAGGCAGGGTCTAGCCCATTCAGTAATGTCTTCACCAAGCACCTGCGGAACCTGTAACTTAATACGGTTTTCTTTATCTGGGTCATCTACGTCTGAGCAAATGCCCTCATATAGACCGTAAAACTTTTCGTTATAGTTTTTCATCTGGTCCTCGCTGCTGCTTTTTGTACTCTAGCTGCTATTACGGGTGAGCGTTTCTTTTCTGGGTTAGCTAATTTAGATTTAGATAGGTTTTTAGAACCAGTCTTCCAAACAGCAGTACTATTTTTGGCACTAACTATTTTAGGCCTATTTTGTATTTTTCCAAAACTGCCTTTAGTTTGAGGACCGATTTTTATACCAGTTCTAACTAGTTTTGTTTTTGGTCTTTGTCTAGTCTGTCTTTTACCAGGAACAATAACTCTCTTTGTTTCTGCATCTGGGGATTCAATTGTTTCTCCGTCATCCCAACGAACTGCCCCACCAAGAGAGTCGGTTCCAACAGTTAGTGTGGTTGTATATGTATAGACTTTTGTTTGAGTTTCCTCGTAGTGGTGTTCTGCACCAAGCACGGTCCAAAAACCAGAATAATCTTTACCAAGGTTTCCTAGGTACACTGGCATTCCTGGTCTTAAACGTGTTTGTCCAATAACCTTAACCGTGGCTCTGTATGGAAATGCGTTTCTTAACTCTGCTGCTTCAGCTTCGTAATCCATAATCTCAAGGCTAGGAGCAACTGCATCAGTGTTGTATCTATCAAAGAACTCATCTTGAGTCCTGCGTCTGGTTACCTTGCGTCTTTTTTGTCTAGTGGTTTTTAATGCGGACTTAGTAGTTTTGTCCACACCGCCTACAGCAACTGCAGCTTTAACGTCGCCATCGTAATTTATAGAGTCTCCAATAATTGGAGTAAAACTATAGATACCACCAAACCCATGACCAACAGGCTTTTGAAAAAATCTAGGGGCCTGAGCTCGGTACGTCTTATAGTCTTCTAGTAGTGGTTGAAAGTAAATTTCTGTATTTTCTGAACGTAATCCCCACCCAACTTGCTTTGCAAGTTTTACAAGCATTTGCCAATCTGTTAATCCTGGGTGAGATATTTGTTGGAATATGCGTGGATGAGGTTCTGCAATAGCAACAAGTCCATGTTTATTTGCTAGCTCTTCTACAACCATGTTTGCTGTTACATTTTTGTATGACAATTGACTTGATTGTTTTAAAGGGAAGGAGCCACCAATACAGTGGACAGTAGCAAAGTCTTTTCCTGGAGTTTTATCTGCTTCAACGTGGTGAACGTACCCATAAAAATCTCTGCTATCTTTTGCTGACCTTAACACAATCTCAACTGGTGTACCAGGTTTAACATTATCAAAAGAGTATGCCCAGTCTTTAAAAGTCATAGAAATCATTTCATGTTCATAAAACTTTTGATGCAGGGTTAATGAATAAACGTATGTTGGATTTACAGACGCATTAGGAAATCTAATAGATATAAAATTAGACACTAGGTATCCTTAATATTGTTCCATTAGGAATATTTTCATGGTCGTCAATTTGCGGATTGTACTCAGCAATTATCCACCACATTTCAGGACGGCTGTAATAACGATATGCAAGTTGGTCTAGACGTTCACCAGATAGGTATCTGTGGTTTTGATACGAGGTAAGGCCTAGGTCATCAAACTCATAGAACACTGTAGGGTTTTCTGATTCACCTGCAACCACTGAAAAAAAGTCAACAGTTGAATACTCATATCGAGAACCTGAAAATATAGACATGTCTACTCCTATACCATTGCCGAACCAGCGAAGCAATCAAAGGCAATTGATACGGTGCTTCTAATTGGCACCATGCCTTCAGTGAACGCCGTGTGATTTACTGATAAAGAACTAATCCAACCTACATAGGACAGTGCGCTTTGGTTAGTAGGGTCTAGGGGGTCCCCACCAAATTCAAAAGCAAGAAGAGAGGGTTGTAGGTATCCAATGTCTGCGGTCTTCTTACCTAATAAGTTTGTCCAACCACCAGGTTGGTCTTTGGTTGAAACACCATCTCCGTTAATAGCTTTTAAAAGATACTCAATGTCGTGCATGGTACCAATACGAGAAAGCTCTTCTATCTGTTCCTCAATTGTTGGGGTATTGCCAGCTAATGGATGTTTTCCACTGCTATAAAAAGGTGCAAATTCTTTCCAAGTTCCAGACTGACCGCGTATACATGCCATGTCATTTGTTCTGTCTAAGATAACAGTAAAAGAAATACTTTCTTGCCCAGGGAATGCTCCAGACACAGAAGTATAGACGTCAGCTGCAGTTGGAGTTACGTCCATGTTTCTGTTAACACTAAGGGAGATTGACTCTGGGTTCCAAAGAAATTGGAATCCATAGTTATACATATCTTTGCTGTATGTAATTGTACTTTTGTCACCCTGGTACGTTCCATCTTTACGTCTTTCTTCTGCTTTTTTTGCTGCGCTAGTTAGCTCGCCAGTGTCGTAATCATAGCTAGATATAATTCCAGCATTATCAAAATACCAAAGTCTTCCTCTTCTAAGTCCGTGTTGCACTACGTTTTCAGCTAAGCTGTTGGATATTCCAGGAACTACTAGTTGAGGTCTTGTAGGTAAACTCCAACTGTGAGGTGGTAAGTTAAATTTAAATCCGTTAGGTGTAGGTATTACGGGAGTTGGTTGGGTTCCAGATGCACTGTCTCCGCCCTTACCGCCCTTTTTACTTCCTTGACCAAGCGGTCTATTACCTAAATTAGTTCCGCTCTTTTTCTTTTTATTTGTTAAATACCAAGCAGCACTACCAGCTAATGCAGATAGACCAGTTCCCACTGGACCAGCGGTAGGACCAGCCGCTCTTGCAAATCCTAGAACACGAGTTACTATTGACGGCGCTACCACGGCTGTAGCTGCTTTACCAGTTCCTTTAGCCGCTTTAGCGCTAACACTAACTGTCTTAACAGTTGGATTCTTAACAGTCTTATTAAGAACAGTTTTTACTGTGCCACCAGCTTTACTTTTAGTAGCAACGTTAACTGCAATTTTTGCAGCGCTTACCGCACGAGAACGAGCAAGTACTGCAGCGCCTACTCTAATAGCACCTAATGCTAACGGAACAGCTAATGGAACTGGCATTATGACCCCATCACTTGTTTAAATAGGTCTTTGTCTGATAAAGCTTTTTTAAGTGCCTCTGCAATACCTAGTGCACCACTTGAGCCATCTACCTTAATTGCAACTCCGCCCATATTGTAGTTATTAGTTGTTTGAGCTCCTTGAGCTGCGGCTTGTTGCTGCATCTTCTTTGAGCTTTCCCAAAATCCTTTTGTAAAGTCATCCCAAAAACCAGCGTATCTATCGCTACCAGTAAACCCACCATCTTTTGGAGACATTCCAGAGAAACCAGAGAAATCAGACGCACTTTGGTTTTTACTAAACTTATATGGGTTCTGACCAGTCTTACCTGTTACCCAAGCTGAATTATTAATTGCAGCAAGAATCTCTTCTTTATTAGCTCCGCTTTGTAAAGCTTTAACAATATCTGAGTAACCTCGTGCTCCAGCTTTAGCTCCAGTAAGAGTTTCAATAGTTGCGTGTAGTCCATCATCCCAACTATTGTAAATCTTTACCCCAACACTATTCATAGATTTGTTAGAGTACTTATCATATGTAGTGTTAAGAGGATTGTACTTAGCAGAGTTTTGGAAGTGTCCGCCTTCAAAGTTTTGCCATATCTTCAAAGCTTCAATAGCATCTTTAGTCATAGGCGCATTTAAATGTAACAACATAGCTTTAGCAAAGTCTTCATTAGAAGACTTATCGTTTAACTCTATGTGTCCCTTTTTTCCTTTTACGGCGCCACCAGCATGTCGGAATGGGTAGTTCTTTAGTTCATCGTTAGGAATAATTACGCCATCTGTCTTAGGCATAAATAGTTCTGGACCGCGCTCGCCGACAATATACGGACGCTGTTCTTCTACAGGACCGCCGTCAGCTTTAAATATATTAGAAATAGCAGAGGCAATTGGATTTGGAATTAACGAAGCAAAGAAGCCTCCAAGGCCTCCCTTACCAGCACCGCCAAGAGTTTCAAAGAACCCTTTAGTAGCGCCCAATGCACTAATTAAACCTGTAAACTTTTCTACTTCAGTAAAGAAACCGCTAATGTATGAAACAATTTGGTCAGCTCTACCTTTAGCATCAGCCATAGCTGGAGCAGTTTGAGAGATAAACTCTGCTGCTTGTGCTGTTCTTTGGCTCTGCATCTTGGCAGCAAAAGTTGTAAATCCTAATTGTTCCATTTTCTTTGAGACTCTTGGGTCAGACATACTCATGCCGCCGCTTTGAGCTTTAAACAAAAGACCGTCTTCTACTTGAGCTCTTAGGTATGGGTCATTTCCAAATAGGTTATCAAGCATGGTTGCAAGAGCATTACCTGGTTGCAAAGATATCTGTACGTCTCGTAGCGTGCTGCCACTACCGCCGTTCTTACGCTTTTCTCTTTCAAGCTTCATCCACAACTCATCAATAATTTGAGGTAGTGGTTTCATGTTGCCTTGGTCATCACGAATACGAATACCAACTGCTCTCAACATGTTTACGGAACGTCCACGTTGTACAGCGCCCTGTGCTTGCATAGCACCTTCAACTCCAATACCAGGAGTTAGGTTAGACATCTGTGCAGCGCCCATGGCAAGCTGTGCAGCATTTGCTGAAGAGCCTCCATATAATCCGCTTTGTCGCATTACCTGCAAAGAACGAGCAGCGTCAAACTCATCTTTTACTGTGCCTGACTTGGCCATTCTATTTAATAAATCTCTAGTGTCGTTGTAAGAACTGGCGCCACTACCGCTGATTGCTTGTCCTACACCGTTATATGTTCCGCCTGCTCTTCCATAGGCTCCGCCAAGAACAAGTCCGCCACGTGCAGTGTATAACTGCATTCTGAATGCTTCATCAACTGAAGGCATAGCAATACCACCAGCGGTAACCGCTGCGGCTGCAATTGTTCCAGCAGTATTAGCTGGCTGTTGAAATACTGTGTTGCCTCTAGGCTGGTTACCCGCAGGTTGTGCAGTGCCACCACCGCCACCACCCCCACCACCAGATGGTGGAGTAGGTCCGCCAGGAGTTGTATTGTTACCAGTATTAGAGAAGGTAGGTTGTGCCATGACGGTATTAGAACTACCGCCGCCACCCATACCAGAGAAAACATTTTTAGCGCGAGAACCTAAACGAGCAAGCATCTGCTCAGCAGATGAGAGGGTAGGCAAAATTCTGCTCTGAAGCGTACTTGCCATTTGCAGCAAGTTATTATTTGCGCCTCGAGCAGAAGACTCAAACCGTTGCATGTTACTTGCAGCAGCGCCGCTATGGGAGCCGCCTAAGTTTAGGCCTTGCTTAGAATCCATTTACTATCTTGTCCTTTTCGACCGCTCTAACCAGTTCATGCGCTCTCTAGGTGAGAGCCCACGAATCTCTGTAAGTGTCCAACCAACAAAAGTTCTAGTAAGAATCTCGTATTGGTCTAGTAGGCTTTCGTAATCTGCTTCACTAAAGGCGAAACAAATCTAGCAAGCTAAGCGGTAGAAGTACGTCTTCACCGCATGCCTGACAAGCCTTCTTCACCTCCCCTAGGCGTGGGCCTGGGTTACGTTTGATAATCTCATCAACGATTTTTGTTCTATCCGCCATACCTAGTGATAGGGCAGTAGAAGCTCCAGAAGATGGTGAGCCGTTTAGTGAAACAATGCATCCAGATAGTAACAAGGTATTAATTTCTGCTGTTGTCTTATCAATGTTTTCCATCAGCTTGCGCTGTGTAATACCATTTGGTAAAGCAACAACTGCTGTACCCTTCTTAGTCTCTACTTCAAAAGTGCCCTCTTGAGCACGGTCTTCTAGAGAAACAACAGGTACATCTTTACTTAGTAACAATGAGTCTCTCTGTTCCTCACCGCAAGTGCGGCAACGGTAACCGATTTCCATATCGTCACCAAACGTA